TTCGCCTGGACGTCGGTCCGCTCGGCGTGGCAGGCCGCCATCCGTGACCTCATCCGTGACGACCGCGGTCGGCGCCGTCTGCCCCAGTACGCGACCGTTCAGCGCATCCTGGATGACTCCGGCCTGCCGGTCATGGTCTACGAGGACGTCCGCGCCCTCCTCAAGCGCGCCGCCTCGGAGGGCTGGGGCGAGCGGAAGACGAAGATCGAGCTCGGGCGCCTTCTCGGCACCTCCCGCCGCAAGGGCGAGGTCACGACCGCCTACGCGGCCCGCCTTCGCACCCTGGCCCGAACCGCGGCGACGGCGAACGCCGCCCACCGCATGGCGACCTCGGACCTGGCCCGCAAGCGGGGCCGGCTGCGCTGGGTCACGGTCCACGACAACCGGGTGCGGCCCACCCACGTAGAGGCCGACGGGCAGGTGCAGGACCTCGGCACCCCGTTCCACGTCGGGGACTCTCTCCTGCTCTACCCCGGCGACCCCGCCGGACCGCCTAAGGAGACGGCGAACTGTCGCTGCATCCTCATCCCGACCGACGCCAGGCCGCACCCGAGCCCGACCGTGAACGTCAAGTACTCAGCCTCAGACATCGAAAGGACAGCCATGAAGCTACGCATCGAGGAGACGGCCCGCCGCGTGGGCGAGTTCTCCGACCTTCGGGCCGAGGACTCTAAGCCCGTCGGCGACACCGTCCCGGAGCCCGACCCGGCCCCTACGCCTGACGCCTCGGACTCCGCCCCCGACGGACGCTGGGAGGGCGTCATCGCCCGCGAGGGTGAGATGACCGGAGACGGCCGTCTCATCGAGGACGGCGCCCTGCGCTGGGCCGACCTGCCCATCCCGCTGCGTGTGGCGTTCAAGGACGTAGGCGGCCACGACGGCGCCGAGGTCTGCGGCCGTATCGAGACCGTCGAGCGCCGCGACAATGGCGACATCTATGCCACTGGGACCTTCGACCTGGGCAGTGCCCTCGGCACGGAGGCGTTCCGCCAGGTCAGCGAGCAGATGTCAAACGGCGTCTCCATCGACACGGATGACGTGACGTTCAGGATCATGGCGAAGGCGGACATGCCTGAGGCCGACGTCTCAGATCCCGGCAATGGCGAGGACGGCGAGCCCGATCCCGACGGCCGGGTCAAGGTCGCCGCCATGTCCTCCTCGGACGAGCTGGTGGTCATCGAGTCGGCCCGCCTGCGCGCCGCCACCCTCGTGGCCGTCCCCGCCTTCGCCACGGCCCGCGTCTACGCCGCCGGGCAGGCTCCCAGCACCTCCGAGACCCCTGAGCGCGACGAAAATGTCGATTCTGAGGAGAAAATGGCTCGCTCAGCAGACGCCGACCCGCTGAGCCGTGACTCCCTGACAGCTGCGGCTATTCCCACCGCCCCGCCGGAGGCGTGGTTCAAGGACCCGCAGCTGACCGGCCCGACCGCCCTCGTGGTCGAGGACGACGGCCGCGTCTACGGCCACATCGCTGCCTGGGGCACCTGCCACATCGGGCAGGTCGGGAAGTGCGTGGAGCCGCCCACCAGCCCCTCGAACTACGCCTACTTCCGCACCGGCGCCCTGCGTACGGCCGAGGGGACCTCTGTGGCTGTGGGGCATCTCACAATGGGGACGGGGCACGCCGGCCCTAGGGACTCCGCCAACGCCGCCGCCGAGCACTACGACAACACCGGCACGGTCTTCGCCGACGTCGCGGCCGGCGAGGACGCCTACGGCATCTGGGTGGCGGGCTCCCTTCGCCCCGGAATCACTGCCGAGCAGGTCCGAGTGGCCCGCTCCGCCCCGATCTCCGGCGACTGGCGCACGATCCGAGGCTCGCTGGAGCTGGTCGGCGCGCTCGCCGTCAACGTCCCCGGCTTCCCGGTGCCCCGTCCGCAAGGTCTCCTAGCCTCCGGCGAGGTCCGCTCCCTCCAGGCGTCCGGCGTCGTGGCTCACGACGACTCCGCCGCACGCGCCTCGCACCCCTCGAGCCGGGCCGCCGGCGACGGCCTCACTCTCGGGGACATCTCGTACCTGAAGAAGCTGGCCGAGTCCGAGCGCCGCCGCGACCTCCAGCGCGCGACGGCCGCCGACAAGATGCGTGCCCGGGTAGAGCGCGCCGGTACACTGGCAAAGGCGGCGTCCATGGCGCGCCGTCTCGGATCCATCTGAGGAAAGGAACAGAAATCATGGGATGCGGATGTGGCCGTACTACAACTCCCCCGGTAGGCACCGAGCCCCGGCCGCTGGCCGACGGCACCCTGCCCGGCGAGGGCTCCAAGGACTCGTCACCGATCACTCGCTTCTAGCCCTCGCGCCACTCATCGTCATCGGTTATGATGGTCCCCGTTAGAGGTCTCATGGACTCCTGACGCTGGGTGGATCAGGCAGGACCCCGCACCGTTTGCTCATGGCGGTGCGGGGTTTTGTCTACCTATGGGGGGCTGTCTCACTCATAGGTGTATCCTTTAAGCCAACGGCATGGCAGCAGGGCCTCGTGTACCCGCTGGGGACGGGAACCCTGCCCAGCAACGAGACACGGAGGACCCCTCAACATGCGAAAGCACTTCGATATCGCCGTCTTCGCCGACCAGGCCGACGACGCTCCGGTCGAGACCTTCGACCTGGAGATCCCCGAGAACCTGTCCGACCTGAGCGCCGCCGACCTCGGCGACCTGCGCTCCAAGGCCGTTGACGCCTTCCAGACCCTTTACGCGAACGGCGAGTTCACCGACGAGGACCTCGCCACCCTCGGCACCCTGACCGACGGCATCGAGGTCCTGTCCGCTGAGATCAGCGCCCGCGAGCAGGCCGCCGCCGAGCGCGCCGCCAAGGCCGCCGAGATGGCCGCCAAGGTCGGTGCCGACAAGCCGGCCGACGACTCCAAGCCCGCTCCCGCCGATGACGGGGACGATGACGACACCCCGGCCGATGACGCGGACGACACCCCGGCCGAGAAGAAGGCGGACGCCGCTGAGGACGAGGCCGAGCGTCAGGCCGCCGAGAAGAAGGCCAAGGCCGCCGCGGCCGACGTCGAGCCCGCTGCCGAGATCGACGCCGAGCCCGAGGCCGTCACCGCCGCCGCTCCCCGCGGCCCTATCAAGCTGTCCGGCATCCGTCGGCACGTTCACACCCCCGCACCTGCGATCACTGAGGAGACCTCTGTGGAGGACACCGCTAAGGCCCGCCTGACCGTGGCCGACGTTCCCGGCTTCGCCGCCGACTCCGACGCTTCCTTCGAGGACCTGGCCGTCGCCCTAGACCGCCGCCTCCAGGGATTCAACTCCGGCGCCTACGCCGCCGCAGCCCGCGCCGGCCGCGCCATGAGCGAGCGCCACAGCCTCGCCGCCGTCCGCAAGACCTTCGACGAGCGCGCCACCGTCTCCTCCCCCGAGTCGGCTGACGCCGCCATGGCCTTCGCCGTCAACGAGAAGAACCTGCCCGGCGGCTCCCTCGTCGCGGCCGGCGGCTGGTGCGCTCCCTCCGAGACCGTCTACGACCTGATCGAGGACGAGTCCCGCGACGGCCTGATCTCCCTGCCTGAGATCAACGTCACCCGCGGCGGCATCAAGTTCACCAAGGGCCCCAAGTTCGCCGACCTCTACGCGGCTCCCTCCTTCAACTTCACCGAGGAGGAGGCGAAGGCCGGCAAGTACGCCCCCACCTCCGCCGCCGACCCGACCAACAAGGTCGGCCCCAAGCCCGTCTACAGCGTGCCCTGCACCGACTTCGAGGACGTCCGCCTCTCCGCAGCCGGCCTCCACATCCAGGCCAACCTGCTCCAGCAGCGCGGCTACCCCGAGCTGGTCGCCCGCACCATCCGCGGCGCCCTCGTTGCTCACGAGCACAAGATGAGCGAACGGATCATCGCCTCCATGGAGCGTCAGTCCACCGCCGTCTCTATGGACGCCGGCCAGATCGGCGCCGCCGCCCCGATCCTGACCGCCATCGAGCTCCAGGTCGAGCACTACCGCTACGCTCAGCGCCTCTCCCGCTCCACCACGCTGGAGGCGGTCTTCCCCTACTGGGTCCACGGCGCCATCCGCACCGACCTGTCCCGCCGTCAGGGCGTCGACCTCACCGACGTCAACGACGCCCGCATCGACGCCTGGTTCAAGGCCCGCGGCGTGAACCCGCAGTTCGTCTACGACTGGCAGGCCCTGACCGGCGCCGCCGGCGACTTCAAGGTCTGGGGCGCCAGCCTGAAGTTCCTGCTCTACAGCGCAGGCACCTTCGTCAAGGGCGGCCAGGACGTCATCACCCTGGACACCGTCTACGACTCGACCCTGCTCGGCCAGAACGACTACACCGCCCTGTTCACCGAGGAGGGCTACCTGGTCGCCAAGCGCGGTCACGACGCCCGCGTCGTGACGGTGCCGATCAACCCTAACGGCGGCACCGGCACCGGCATCAAGCTCCTCGCCAACGGCACGGCTGACCCGGCCAAGTGATGACTCCGGGGAGGGCGGCGGACAGCCCCCGCCCTCCCCGTGATCGTCCCTAGCCAGTCACCGTCCAGCAAGGAGGACAGATGCCCATCATCGCACCGAAGCAGCGCATCGAGGCCCCGGTCACTCAGCGCCTGAAGGGCGGCCTCTTCTCCCGGTTCGCCCCCATCGAGGACTCCTCGATCCGCTGGGAGAACGGCGTCACCTGGGAGGACGTCGCGCGCACCGCCGTCGGCACCGTCGGCCAGTACCAGAAGCCAGGCACCGTCAAGGGCCTGCCCAAGGTCCTGGACAAGCCCAAGGGCGTGACCGTCGAGTCCATGGAGCCGATCACCGTCTACGCCACGTTCCGCACCACGCCCCTCGACCACTCCCCCGAGGAGGCCGTCGCCATCGCGGCCCAGCGCCTCGCCCAGTACGAGGAGTACGCGGTCGAGAAGGCGCTGTGGAACGGCGTAGGCGGCGCAGGCCCCGCTCTCAAACGCGCCCAGGAGTGGGCCAACGACGCGGGCGCTCAGCCGGCCGAGGGCGCCTGGAACGCTGCCGAGAAGTATGCCCACACTCCGGGCGTGGCCCCGACGTTCCACCTCTCGCAGCGCCTCGGGTCGATGCTGGCCGGGCGCCTGTACATCGACACGGACCCGCGGACCGGGGAGTCCTACACCCGTATGGGGACCCCAGTGGTCTTCGGCGACGGGTACGACGACACTCCCCCGATCATCGCGTCCACCGGGCCGATCCTGATCTACCGCGGGGACGTCTTCACCTCGACCAACGGTGCGGGCGGCTTCGACAAGGGGACGAACGACCTGACGGCCGTCGCCGAGAGGCAGTACGTCATCGCGTTCAACCCCGACGACGCCTACTTCGTGAAGGTGTCCACGGACCCCGGCACCGGCAAGTACGTGGCCCGCCAGTTCTGAGCCCAGATGACCTACTCACCAACTCCAACACCAACGGGAAGGATGCGCTGAGCCATGGCTAAGACGCACTCATACACACCAGTGCTGGGGAAGCGCATCCGCGTCACCCCGCTGGACACCTGCGGCAAGTTCGACAAGTCGCAGCACAAGCCGGTGGCTACCTCCGGCTTCGTGTCGATCAAGCTCGCCGCCGAGGTCGAGGACGGCACGGAGATCACGGTCCGCAAGGCCGACGGCTCCCTGTGCGTCAACGAGAAGCAGTCCAACACCTTCAAGTACTTCACGGTCGAGCTCGAGTTCTGCGGCGTGAACCCCTCCGTCCTGGACATCGTGACCAACGCCACGAAGTACCTGGACCACGCCGGCGACACCGCCGGCTTCAAGGTTGCCTACGGAAAGATCGAGAAGAAGTTCGCGCTCGAGCTGTGGACCGGACTGTCCGGCCAGGCATGTGCCGAGGGTGCTGAGGACGCCAGCGGCTACCTGCTGCTGCCCTTCATCACCGCCGGCACGATCGGCGACATCGAGGTCACTGGCGAGGACGCCATCTCGTTCTCCATGACCGGCGCCGTCACCAAGTCCGGTAACGCCTGGGGCACCGGCCCCTACGACGTGGTCAAGAAGGCCAAGCAGGGCGGAGGCGGCTTCGAGAACGCGAAGCTCCCCACGCCTCTCGACCCGCTCGACCACCTCCTCATGATCGACACGGCTCTCGCTCCCCCGCCGGACAGCGACCAGCCCGTCACCGTCCCCTGAGAAACCCCGTCTCAGAGGCACTGACAGCCCCGTAGAGCGCACAAACGCCTGCGGGGCTGTCACCGTACCGGCGCCCATCCAAACCCTCTCTACGGCCCTTAGGCGCCGCCTATAGGTATACTCATCCGTGCGGGCACCGCCTATGGAGACATACCTGGCGGCGTAGCCACCCCGCACCACGCACGCGTTGTAGGAGAGAGCATGCAGGACATCGAGAGAGGCTACGGGCCCGGGGACTGGCCGGTCTCCTACAGCGCGTGCGAGGACCTGAAGGAGTACCTGGACGAGGCAGGCCGCCCCGAGCAGCAGCACACCTTCGAGGCCATGGCAACCCAGCTCCTATGGGAGTGGACCGGGCGCCGGTTCGGCACCGACATCGTCGTGATCCGGCCCGAGCCTGCCGACTGCGTGCCGCCGCCCACCTACCAGTCCCAGGACTACCTGAGGAGCTTCCTGCCGTTCCGCCTGGGAGGCGTCCTGCACGACGTCGTGTGCGGCCTGTGCGGCCCCTACTGCACCCACACCTCCGGGACTCCGGCCATCCGATTGCCCGGTAACGTGCATCGTGTGCATCAGGTCACTATCAACGGCAGGGTGCTCCCGCTGGGCTCGTACCGGCTCATCAACCACTCTGTGCTCCAGCTCACGGGACGTACCTCACCGCTAGGCCCCGACGTTCCGCTTGTATTCCCCTCGGTACAAGACCTGTCCCGGCCGACGACTGAGGAGGGCACCTGGGAGATCCGCTACTCGCAGGGGGTGCCAGTCCCCGAGGGCGGTCAGGTCGCCGCCGGCGTGCTCGCACTGGAGCTGGCCAAGGCGGCCTGCATGGATCGTGACTGCGCACTGCCGGCGCGCCTCCAGTCGGTCACCCGCCAGGGGGTCACTGTTCAGGTCCAGGACGACTTCGACGAGATGCAGGAGGGTCGTACCGGCATCTGGCTGGTGGACTCCTGGGTCGCGTCGATCCGTAAGCCCCGGCAGGCCGCTAGAGCCTACAACCCTGACGACTACGTGCGCCGCCAGCCGTCCACCCGCCGCGGCGGGGTGATCTGGTGAGCCCCGCGCCGCGGCTGACACGCCGTAACCGCGCCCAGAGCGAGGACTACGCCGCCCTGTCGGGCCGCGTTACCTCACCGGAGCCTTCCGTCGTCCACTCCACCGCGCTCGCCCTGCTCAAAGGCGGTGCCGGGGCCCTGTCCAACGCCGTCTCACAGGCGTACGCCGCCCCAGGCGCGGAGGTGGCTTGGGACGAGTGCTGCGCCGGGCACCTCTACGTTCGCACCGTCGCCGTCTCCCCGGTCTTCGGCCCCCGCGCCGCTGACGGCGAGGCGTGCTCGGTCCGCTACTGGGCCGCGACCTACGCACTCGGCACGCTGCGCTGCGTCGAGGTCGTGGACGATCGCGGCCGTGGCCCTCGCCCCTTCGACCTGACCGCTGACGCGGCCGTCCTGCACCAGGACATGGCGGACCTGGGCAAGTTCCTTACGTCGTCCACGAACGCGGACTCGATGGAGTGGGACGCTCAGGGCCCTGACGGCGGCTGCGTCGCCGGCGAGTGGACCTTCACGGTCCGGTTGAACTGTCCCTGACCTGGAAGTGTGAGATGGTTCACGTAAGAGTACGGTTCAAGGGCCCCATACAGGAGCACAAGGTGGCCCAGATCACTAAACAGGCTGCCCTGAAGGCCGCTAAGCGCACTCAGGGCCGTATCCAGCGCAACATCCGCGCCAAGGGGCGCGTGAACTCGGGCCGGATGGTGAACTCCGTCACGGTAGAGCGAGTCCCTGGAAAGCACCCACTCAATCCGACCTTCGAGATCGGGGCGCGCACACCGTACGCCGCCTACCAGGAGAAGGGCACCCGTCCGCACGGGCCGGTCAAGGCGTCGCGCATGGTCTTCACCCCGAAGGGGTCCTCACAGACCGTCTTCGCGAAGTGGGTCAAGGGGATCAAGGGCGCCCACTTCGTTCGGGACGCGGTACGGCTTATCAAGCCCTCTGACTTCCATTAGAATAGCCTCATGGCTACTATCACGATCCCCGGCAAGACTCGGAAGTCCCTCACCGTCGAGCTGGTCGGCACCGAGTACAGGGTCCGCCCGCCCAAGTCCGCCGTCGCTGTCTTCCTCTCCCAGGCCCTCAAGGACTCTGATGAGAACGCGGAGAAGATCTTCGACGGCCTTTCGAAGTGGTGCCGCGTCCTCTTCGGCAAGGAGACCGGGGCTGAGGTCATCGCCCGGCTCAAGAATCCTGCCGACGACCTCGACATCCCCGACCTGACCGACCTCATCTCCGCCGTCATGGAGGAGGCTGGGGAGAACCCCCCTACGTAGTTCAGCGTCTTCTGGCCTCGGCCCACAAGGAGTGGGACTACATCGACGGGTTCTGCCTAGGACACGGGATCGACCTAGAGACCCTGCCCTTGAACCGGTTCTGCCACGTCATGTGGTGGATCCTCACCCGCAACGCCGAGGACGAGGGCGCTACCGAGAAGCTGAAGAGGGACCTGTGGCTCCCGCCCAAGGGCGTCGTGGTCACTGACCCGCGCAGCCCCTGGTACTCCGGCAACGAGTCGTCGGGCTTCGGATCCCTTAAGTCGGCCCTCGGGATGTGACAGCACCTATAGGACACGCCTATGCGGGCGGTATCATGGCCTCAGACA